GTCTGCAGGTGTAAGAGAAGTAAGGCTTCTACGCCCCAAGCACTCAACCTCCTCTCGAATCTATCCCCACAATACGCCCGCGCAGATCTGAGTACCTCGAGAGGCCGGATGTCCATCTTGGGTTGACGTAGTAACAAGCTTCTTTCCTTTTTCACCGTGGATTAACGTATGAACAAGCGCATAGGAGAGGCCCGTCGTTATGGTGTACGCTGGCGGTCCGGGGGGTCCCATGTTCGTGATCATTGTTTTGCACATGTCGTCGAGGGTTGTACAATTTCCAACAAACCCGCTCAGACCCCGAGGTGATGCCCAATCTGTACATGTAACAATATTAATTGGGGTACACGTGAAATTGGGATGAGGGAGCCAACCATGTAACGCAATGTTCAACGAAACAATTGGTACAAACAAACCACCGATATAAAGTTGACTCATCCATGAATGTCCGTGAATAACAAACTTAATCGCGCTACACACGCGTTGATTCGAACTCGTACCAAGTAGTGTCACTATATCTCCAAGGAATTGAAGCAAGTCGGGGCCAGAGTCTGTAATGAAAAGCGTCATCGTGTCATGCTTCGGATCTTTCGAATCGTAGTGTGATGAAAGTTGATGATAGATAGGCGCGTACTGTTCGGAAGTGAAGGCATCGGTGTCAGGACGTGGCAACTGTGCAATTATATTGTATCGCGCGTACTCCCTAGGAATAAATTTCATGAATGCAGCTTCATATCGTTCGATTGGTGGGCCCGATTCGCTGAGTGGATATGTCACGTTATTAATAACTATGCCGCGAATAATCTGTTCATCTCTGACGTACGATACTGACGAAATGTGATGGAAATGCGGAGTTGTCATAATGTGAGGGTGTAAAAATCCGAGGGAGAAGGTGCTAGGTTTGAAACTTGGTGTGATCAAGCCGAAGGCGTTCTCTTAAAATTGT